AGACCCAGAAAGTTGCTTGGTTACTATTTCAATTGTATAGAATGTCAAAAGGAAGGATATCTTCTTAATCCAAAACAGATCATGTGCCCGAGATGTGGATCCCCATTTCTTTGGGACGACCTCGGAGATGATAGATATCCAGAACCTGTCTATCAGGAGGAAGAAATAAATAAATTTTCTAAACTGAAACATATGATTATTATAGGACCTGAAGTAATAGTAGATGAAGATCCGGAGGAGATTATCAATGCCATTAGAAGCTTATAACCCCGAATTAGCTGAAAAGAATAGAGACATTCCGCATGCAGATATTATTGATATTAACAGAAAGGAATTCATTGGTAAGGATAAGGAAGAAGCAATAGAATTAAACTTACCGATGTATCTTGATAAGAATGGATCTACACGTCAGTTAGATAATGGCAGACTTGTCAAAGGAACGAAAGCAATAAATCCAATGGGTCGTCAACCGATGACTCCAGTTGAAACATATCTCCGAAAACATATTGGATGGCAAGGTGAACAGGTATTTAGAGAACTCCTTAAGATTGCAACTTATGATATGAAGAAATCCCGCCATACGAAACCACACTATAGAACCTCGGAACAACTCGAAGCAATGAAACTTCTATTGGGATATGCTTTCGGCAAACCAAAACAAATAGTAGAGATGGATGCTACTGTTAAGAATCTAAATCTAAACATTCAGATTGGTCTACCTGATGATGTGACTATTGAAGATATTAACTAAAGGGGGAAAAACCTTGTGGGTAAGATATCTATTGATCTATCGAATTTACATAGTGTTATTAATGAACCGTATTATCCATATCTTACTGATAAGCACAGGTATTTTGTATCATACGGTGGTGCGGGATCTGGAAAGAGTGTGTTCATTGCTCAAAAATTCCTAATCAGGATTCTAGTCGGTATGCGTTCGGGCATTACTCACAAGTTTATCTGTTTAAGGAAGACAATGCCAGCTGCAAGGAAATCAATCTGGGCGCTTTTCGAAGGTCTTATTGATGAATGGAAGCTAAGAGAGTTAGTAAAGATCAATAAGTCTGAACTTTCAATTAAGTTTGAGAACGGATCTGAAATTCTCGTTGGTGGACTTGATGACCCTGAAAAATTAAAATCAATATATAACATAACTGGTGCATGGCTCGAAGAAGCCAACGAGATGTCATTGGATGACTTCATGCAGGTTGATTTAAGAATTAGAGGGCAGACTCCATCATACAAGCAGATATCATTAAGTTTCAATCCAATTTCTAAATTACTGTGGGTGTATGACTACTTTTTTGTTAATAAAGTAAAAAGAGCTAGTATCCTACACACAACATATAAGGATAACAGGTTCCTTGATGCCGAATATGTTGATACTCTGGAAAGTCTCATTGACCAGGACCCAACTTATCATCAGATTTATGCTAGGGGTGAATGGGGAGTTCTTAAGAACACTATATACAACAACTGGGAAGTTGTTGACAGTTTTCCAGAGTTTGAAAAAATGAAGGACTTCTGTTTTGGACTCGACTTCGGATATGTTGACCCATCAGTCCTGACTCTTATAAGTAAGAAGGAAGACGATCTTTTTGTTAAGCAATTAATCTATGAGCGAAAGCTGACAAACGACGAGTTGATTGTTAAACTTAAAGAAGCTATTCCAAAGAGGTATTGGAGAACGAAAATCATTTATTGTGATAACGCTGAACCAGCAAGAATCGAAGAAATCAATAAGAATGGTCTAATTGCGAAGAAAGCTGACAAATCAGTTAAAGATGGACTGGATTTCTGCAAACGTAACAAAATTAATATACATAGTGATTCAACAGAGATTATTCAGGAAATTCAGGGTTATAAGTATAGAGAAAAGGATGGTCAACCTATTGATGGTGAACCTGTCAAATTCAACGATCATACAATGGACTCTTTCAGGTATGGAGCTTATACCCATTGGGGTAAACACTTTGCCAAGTCAGAGTTAATTTTTATTTAATGGAGACTAATCAATGTTCAAAAAGATGATAGACTTCTATAACTTCTACAAAGAAGTTGGAAACAACAAAAAGGACTGGAGTTCTGCATGGTTACGAATGAAAGAGAAGAACATTCTTAATTCAGGCGGAACAAGAATCACAGAACCTGCAAGGCAATCATATTTGGTTCAGAAGTGTGTAAATATAATTTCTCAAAATGCTCCTCAAGCTCCATTGGAATTCTTTATGATTTCACCAAGTAATCCAAGGGAACCACAAAAGTTACCAATGACCGCGCCAATTAACCAATTATTCAACAATCCAAACGAGAATATGTCCAGATATGACTTTATTGCAGCAACATCTGCTTACATGACCCTTTATGGAGAAGCATTCTGGTATTTGGTTCAAAGTGTTGGTCAAAGTATAGGAACTTCAAAATTACCTGCTGAAATCTGGGTATTAGACCCAAGAATGATGAAAGAGGTTGTTGATGAGAAGTCTGGCAGACTTCTTGGCTGGTTATTCAATAATGAAGTGTCATTAACCAAAGATGAAGTCTTAATCTTTAAGAATATAAATCCCTACAATCAATTTAGAGGACTTTCACCTCTCGATGCAGTCGCTATTGAGATTTCTGCTGACGTAAAGGCGGGTGAATATCAAGAAAAGTTCTTTGAGAATGGGTCAGTTCCGAGTATGGTTCTGGAAACAGGCGAGAATGACAACTCAACAGTTGCAGAATTACGAAAAATTAAACGATTGTGGGAGCAACAACACCAAGGAAGTAAGAATGCATCCAAAATGGGCGTATTACGTGGTGGAATGACCCTGAAACCTATCGGTTTATCACAAATGGAGATGGATTTCATCAATTCTCGACAAATGACTCGAGATATCATTTTATCCATATTTGGTGTCCCAAAGACCATTGCAGGGTTCACAGAAGAGCTGAATAGGGCAACTTCAGAGGTTCAAAAGAGATTATTCTGGCAAGAGACCGTAAAACCACAATTAATTCGGATTTCGACCACATTAACCAACAAATTCATCTATAAATTGGATGTTAATATGGTTGCAGCATTTGATTTCCTTCAAATTGATGAATTACAGCGTAACTTTGAGGATGAAGTAAACGTAGCATCCAAACTTTGGATGATGGGATTTGCTAGAAATGAATTGAATGATCGTTTTGCATTGGGATTTGATCAGGATATGGAACATGGCGATGATAAATTTGTCCCATTGAACATGCTTAATCTTACAGATGATACATTTCAACCTACTCAAGTCGCCGAACCAAGGGAAACTGTCCAAATAAACACCTCAATTGAGCCTGATAAGAAAAAACAAGAAAGTGATCAAAGACAGGCGAAAATAGACGAAATATTGGATAGAAACAAGAAAAACTACGAAAAACTACTAACTGGGCGTATTAAAAAGTTCTTTTTTAGTCAGAGGTTAGACCTTTTAAAGCGTCTTGATGATAATGGAATAGAGGGATTTGATATTAAGAATGATAAATTTGTTAAGATCTTACTACCTATATTCACAGAGACATATAAGGGAGCTGCACAAGTCGTATTTAATATACTTAAAAAAGAAGGAGAACCAGAAGTAGATACAAAACTCATATTCAAATATGTAGACAAAACTAAAGCATTTAATGATAAGATGAAAGAAAAAGTAATCCTTCAAATCAAAGAAGGTGGAACTTTAGATGAAATTAAAGCAAGGGTAAAGAAATTGTACAACTATATTGATAAAAAGTTAGTAATAATTTCTAAAAATGAAATTTCAGACTTGGTTGACGAAGTTGTAAAGAATGAGTTTGAAACTCAAGGAGTGACCAATGAATAAGAAAGTTATAAAGTATTTAAGCAAAGCACCAGAAAAGAAAGACGATAGGGTGTTAAGATTTGTTGGGTCAGACGAATCAATTGATAGGGATAACGAAAGAGTTTTATCTTCTGGATGGAAACTTGATAATTATAAGAAGAATCCTGTGGTTATGCTGAATCATAGACATTCAGATGTTCCCGTTGCTAAGGCACAACGAGTATGGGTCAGTAAAAACGAAAAAGCTCTGATGTTCGATATTAAGTTTCCCGAACCTGAGATTTCATCTGTTGGTGATACTCTCTATAAATTATATTCAAATGGTTATATGAACGCAACATCAGTTGGATTCCAGCCCAATTATAATAAAATCGAATATGGGGACGGGATTAAAGCGCCAAGGGCAACGTTCCATGAACAAGAGCTGCTTGAATTGAGTTTAGTTTCTATTCCATCAAATCCAAGATCTCTTCTATCAATAAAAGGAATTAAGGATGCAATAGAAGCAGAAGTAGTTGATCAACTCGAATTAGACGAACTATTAGAATATTTTGAACCTACAATTAAGGCAGACTTGATTGATGATACAGATGAAGAAGACTTAGAAGATCTTATTGA